TCACCGACTCCAGCCGGTATTCCAGGCCGGACAGCCCCTCTTCCAGGCGGACAACAGTTCCTTGGTAGTCTTCCAGCCCGCCGCCCACTCGGCAAATCCCCGCAGGGAACGCAGGTACGTCTCGATGGTCCCCGATTCCCGCTCGTCGCGGCACAGAAATTCCGCAAACCGCTCCATTGTTTTTCCTTCATCATATCAGAGTCTTCCTGCTATCATACGACCGGAAGTCTTCACAGCTTGTTGATAGAACTGTCCCTTCCAGAAAAATATTGCAAGCGGATCAGATAGTTGCTTCTTTCTCAACTATTGGGGTGCGATGGTGTCTACCGCGCCCCAAAATGTCTGTCATAATCACTGTGGAGTCCACGCCCTTGTATACGAATCCCAAACGGGGATATAGTAGCTCAGTACGTTCTGCATATTTGCCATAGGTTGATTGCAGTGGTCATTTGTGTGAGCACTATAATAAAGCAGTCCTGCCATCGTTACTGGTAAGTGAAACGCTCGACAACATCATGCCAGACAACGCAAGTAACACGATCTTCCGTTGAAATATCGCTGTTCGTCTTATTGGTCTCGGACTTACTTATACTGTTTCAGAGAAACTGTAATATCGCTGAGACTGGAAACTCCCTTGGCATAGATGCCGAAGGCCAGTGTACTCTCCAATTCCTCCGCACTGTCGGCGATATAAAAGGTTCTGGCCAGCGTTTCGCCCGCGCCAATGTCCACTTTCAAATCCGCCCAGCGTGAGCGTCCTGCCCGCAGTCGCGGTCTGCATCGCGGAGCCGTTGTTGGTCACAGTCAGCGCAATGTAGTTCCCATCTTTGGGGTAGAAGTTGGATTCCAGCGAATAGCAGCAGGTGGTCTGGAGCTTGGTGTTGTCCTGAATTATGCCGTTCAAAGACTTGCCGGCGGCCTTGACTGGATCGATCTCCGTAAACGGGCCGTGGACGCCTCCAAGTACGGGCGTTGTTGCGTTAGCAGGGATACTCCCATCGCCCCTCTTTCCACCTACGACCACATAATCCGCAGGGGCCGCGCCAAGATTGACCCGGTTTTTCTGACTGTCCCGGCGCACTTCAATGCCGAGCAGTTTGGAGATCTGGCGGATGGAGAGATAATTGGTCTTGTCCTCGGCAACATCCACATAGATAATGACCGATGGTACCCCCTGCCCATTGGGCGCTTTGCAAGTTTCACCGGCAAGGACCTTATCCTCACCGAACAGAGATATCCCGGCCTGGTTGTATTCCACCCGGCTGGAAGCTGCAAACACGCTGCCCACAAGGGAAGCCACCAGAAGCATCGCCGCCATGCCCGCAACAAATGATCCGTACTTTTTTATCATGAAACCTCCATTGTCTGTTTTATATAGCGAGCATCTTAAACTTCTATTATGCAAATGCAGAAGGAGGTTCTTTCTTTACATCTCTTATATTTTTTCTGTTTTCGCCAAAGAAACGCTCTCAGTTATGTGCAAAATATCCTCTTAATCAAGATGTGCGTCCACACAGAATTAGAGGTTGCTACTTATGTCAATACATGTAACTGTGCTTTGCTGTTTTTTCCAATTCTCTTCCAAAAACAGTTGTCCATCCAGGCCATTCACTGTGACCGGAATAATTTCTGCGCTTTCCATGGCAAAATCACTCGTGGCCCCCTCCTGCATATACACGTAGTCCAAGTATATCGTTTTTTTGAGTTCTTTATTTCGATAGGTGTTGCAAACATAGTTTGGAAATTCTTCTCGTTAACTCTCAATTTCACCATATCCCTCCAGTAAGTCCGTAATTTCATACCAAGGCATATCTCCGGCAATCTGTTCTCCCGAATGTCTGTACGTGATATGTGTCTCATACCACTCCACAACCCGGCGCACCACCGCGGCCCGCACCGTTTGGCTGACCGCCATCAAGCTCCCCAAGCTCAACGAAAACACAAGCAAGAGCATAACAGCCTTTTGTCTCACGCTTTTCCATACCGGTCGTGCCCGCTTTCGCGCGCACTTCAATGGGCCTGTCAGCATCGCCGTCATCTGCCGCCGATACCGGGGCGATTCTGTTCCAGTGGGCGGCAGGTTCCCACCTGTTTGGTAGGCCACGTAAGTCCTGTGATGCAAATCAAAGATAAAACCCTCGGAGGTGAAACCTACAATGGCAAAACGCAGGCCGTCCGGAAACAGCATGGTCCGCAAGCGGGAGAACGGCCGCTGGGAGGGCCGCATCGTGGTGGGTCGCAAGGAAAACGGCGACCTCATCTTCCGCTACACCTACGCCGACACCCAAAAAGAACTGACCGCAAAGCTCCGGCAGGACATCACCGCCTATCAAGGCGTGGATCTGACGGAGGAGTGCAGAATGCCCCTCTCGGAGTGGCTGGACCGTTGGCTGGAGCAGATAACATCCGTCCTCCAGTCCAGCACGCCGGAACACTACCGCAGTGACATGGAGCACCACGTCAAACTGTACTTGGGCTAGAAGAAGTTCACACAAATTACACCGACAGACCTGCGGACGCTCTATGACACCTTAAAACAGCGTGGCAGAATCCATCCCCGCCCCGGCCAGAGCCGTGGGTTATCCAACACCACGGTCCACGGCATCCACACCACCGCACCATGCGCTGAAGTCTGTGGTAGACCAACGGCTGCTGCCCCACAATCCTGCTGACCATGTGGCGCCGCTCAAGGTGGCTCACAAGTCCATGACCATCCTGAACGAGGAGCAACTGGATGCTTTTCTGACAGCGGTGAAACAGGATGCTGTCCGGAAAGCCTTCTTCTACACGGAGCTAACCACCAGCCTGCGGCTGGGTGAGATCTGCGGACTGATGTAGTCTGACTTCGATTTCAGAAAAGGAACACTGAGTGTCAACCGAACCATCCACAAAGAAAAGGGCTGGCAACTAATGACCGGAGATACCAAGACCTACGCCGAAACCAAAAAAATCGTCCTGCCTGACAGCACCGCAGAGTTGTTACGAATCCGAAAAAATGTTCCTACTCCGTATGGTTCTTTCCCAACCCACCCAAACCAGAAACACCTATGAATCCCGCCACTGCTTATCATCAACTGAAAAATATCCTTGCAAAAACCAAGTTGGAGTGCGCAGCAAAGCTGGCACAGCTCTGGGATGCGCTGAAAGAACCTACACTAGACCAACCTAAACCCGAAATCTTGCTGGCGGACTGGCTGGATCTCTGCTATCAAGAATATAAAAAGCCAAATCTCCTCCCAAACACGCAAATGTCTTATGAGCGGCGGATCTATCAGCATATCATCCTAAAGTTAGGACAAATCCAACCGGACAAGTTGAACACCACAGACATTCAGGAATTCTATGTGTCCCTTAAAAAGGACGGCAGGCTGATCCGAGTTGAGTTCTACGGCAAAGGGCTGTCAGATTAGGCCGTTCGCAGCATCCACACGACTTTCCACGCTGCTCTGGACAAAGCTATGGAGGAAAACCTGATCTTCCGAAATCCTGCGGCTGGTTGCAAGCTTCCCTCTGCCAAGCCCAGAGAAATGAAGGTCCTGATACCGGAGGAAATCCAGCGGTTACTGATCCAGGCCAGAGAGGGGCTGCTATGAACTGCTCCTGCCGGAACTGTCCACAGGCCTGCGCCGGGGTGAGATCTGCGCCCTTCAGTGGAATGACCTGAATCTTAAAACCGGGGCACTCCAAGTGGGATAATAGGTCCACCGGGTACGTGGTGAGTTGGTAGTCTCCCCACCCAAAACCAAAGCAAGGCAACATATGGTGCTCCTCCCTCCGCCGGTCCTGAATGTACTCATAACCTATCGAAACTCCTGCACTTCCCGGTGGATGTTTCCTTCACCAGTCAAGGAGGATTCCCCCACGGACCCAGTCACTATACAAAAACGGCTGTCTACCGTACTAAAACGAGCTGACTGCAAGAGACTTCGGTTCCACGATCTGCGGCATACCTTCGCCACTGCCTCCCTGGAGCACAGCATGGATATGAAGGCCCTTTCCACGATCATCGGCCATGTGTCCAGCAGCACCACGCTGAACATCTACGCTCATGTCACGGACGAGATGCAAAGGACTGCCGTAGCCAAAAAAGACCGGGGGATCGGCAAAGCTACTCCCCCATCGTCAATGGAAAGCGCATCGCCCGCAATGTCTACGCCCCTACCGAGGAGGAATATGAACAAAAGCTGGCCGCCCTCATCCAGGAGATGAGAGCAAGAGATCGCCACAGGGAAGGCACAGGCAATGGCGGGATGAAATGCACAGGGCTCCGGCGGTTGTTCCGCCGGAGTCCTAATTTTTTCTGGTTATTGCTGCCAGAGGCCCGGCAGATACGCGCTTCAAAATAGGTTGCCATGCCGTTTCCCTTTCCTGCCACCAGCAACTTGGCAGGCGCTTTTGCAATCACAAGTGTATCTACCAGCACCATCCGGGCAACGGTCCAGAAACAGATACCGATCAAATTCACCGTTATCTCGGTAAATCACGCTCAATGAGCTACAGGGGGGATCTGTCGAAGCCACCGTAGAAATGATGATCGCCGGTAATCCCGCATAATACGCGATACCCTTGGTCATATCCTGAATTCTTTCTCCGCCGATTCCCATAACCACTGTAGCGGCCTGGACCTTACCCTTTCTACTAGGCGGTCAATTTGGGACTGAGAGCATTCTCCCTGAAAAATCTCATACCGAACGATATAATCCGTACCGGCAAAAAATTATTCCAACACAGGCCCGATCCGCCGGGGCCAGGACTCACTGATCAGTATGAGCAGGATCTTTCCCATTCCCTGCAAATATTGATCCAATTGCTGTAGCTGTGGCGCGACAAGTTTTTTGAGAAATTCGGACAAGATATATGAGAAAAAAGAAATGCTTCTTAGAAGAAAATCTAAGCTAAAGCACCCCCAACTATCCATCTGGATAGCTGGGGATTTTTTTGCTCAAATCCACTTGTAGCTAGGGCGGTCACCCGCACCGGAGAGGTAGTCCAGCCAGTCAAACGCAACGATCACCGGCCCGGCCAGCAGACACCACAGCGCCCAGAATTGAGGGCAAATCTGGCCCCATAGATTTCCAAAAAGCCCGGAGTAATCCCAGATGCCAAGGCCGAGCCAGACATTGAGCACCAGCCCGGCCGCCAGCTCCGCCGCGGTGATCGCGGTGCCGCCCAGAACTGCCTGAAGCCAAAGAGGGAATTCCCAGGGAATATGTTCGTTGGCAATATCCAAAGGGATGCAGAGGATGGCTGCCAGAAGCATCATTGTCCAGTGCGTATGGCCTCTCCAAAGAATTTCCAGCAGACCATACAGCACGCCTCCCATGGCCCAGCGTATCAGATGCGCGCTTGCTTTTTCAGACATGGGACGCCTCCGCGGCTGCCAGCAGAGCCGTCATATTCGCCGCCAGATCCTCCGGCAGTTCTGAGCCGTATACGATGGCGGCGGCCTCTTCCGCCGAACTCCGCTCCACCCATGCTTTCAAATGATTGAAATATGTGGTGTGGTACAGTTTGTGGGCCGTGGCTGTCTGCGCCATTGTCAGAATGTCCGCGGCGGAGTACATGGCGCAGAGCTGACCGTCCAGATGGTAGGGGTATTCCTCCGCACCGGCGCTCACACTGGCAGCGGCATTCGTAAGATTGATCTGATCCTCGCTGGTCAGAGAGATGTGCCCCGTGACGCCATCCGCAAGTTCCACATCACATCCCGCGACAATGGCGGCGTTGCAGGCGGCGGACAGTTCGGTGAGCTTCTGCTCCCTTGCTTCAAGCAGAACGTCCGGATCGGGATGCGCGGTGTTCCAGGCGTCCAGCAGCTCCTGATTGACGGTGTATCCGGTCATGACATCATCCTCAAAGCTCGGAGAGACAAATCCCTTTGCGGTGTAGAATTCCGCCAAATCCACCTCCTCCGGGACCCTGACATAGCCACTGGGCGGAGAGGTCCGGGACCGATCATCCTGGATCCTGTAGCTCCCGCCAGAGGAAGGACTCATGTGTATAATCTTCATACGTACACCTCCGAAAAAATAGAAAGAAGGATTGATTATGTATTTGGGTTATGTCAGAGTCAGCACTGGAAAGCAGACGGTTGAAAACCAGATGTTCGCTATCGAGGATTTTTGCGCCCACCAAAATCCGCCGATCCACATTGATGACTGGATCATTGAGACCGCAAGCGGCATGAAACATTTTGACAAGCGCAAACTCGGCAAAAAACTCCAAAGCGTCACAAGCGACGACACCATCATCTCCACCGAGATCACCCGCCTGGGCCGGAGCCTCCTCATGATCTTCAGCATCATGGCGTATTGCCTGGGCAAGGGGTGCGGGATCTGGACGATCAAAGAGGGCTGGCGCCTGGGCGATAACCTCACCAGCAAAGTCCTCGCGTTTGCCTTTGGCTTGGCTGCAGAGATTGAGCGGGCGCTGATCTCGGAGCGGACGCGGGACGCTCTGGCCCGAAAGCGGGCGGAGGGCATCCAGTTGGGCCGCCCAAAAGGAGCACTTGGCAAGCACACCAAACTCTCCGGCAAAGAGGAGGTTATCCAAACGCTCCTGGACCTGGGAAACAGCTATGCGTCCATCGCCCGCGCCCTGAAGGTCGACCGCTCCACACTTGTCCGGTTTTGCGACGCCCGTGGGATAAAACGGTCCGTAGATTGCAACGATTTGGCGAGCTGACAAAATCTGTTGCAGAATACAAAACCCTTTTTCCGCACGCTGGCCTGCTTTTGGGCGGGCCGGCGTCTCTTTCTCCGCTACTCACCCCGGCATTTATTCGTTCGATTTTTCGCCCAAGTTAGTTGTCGTTCAGCAGACACAGGCAAGAGGCGGTTGGGGCGGTGATAGTGGTGCAGGTTTCCTCTGGCAAAATGGTCAAATAAGCCAAGAGGTGTCCCTCAATGGCCCGAAATCTGATACAGAGGCTGATCTGAGGTTCAACATAGAAGAACTGCAATTTAGTTGGTATAGTAACAACTCTTCGTCAGGTGCGATGTTTCAGGAAAATTTGCAGGGTGTGACATACGTGTACATTGCTTTCAGCTGAGCGAGATACAACGCCTACCCAAATGCGATCCATCCATAGTTAGTCCCAGCAGCATTGAGCTGATATACGGCGCTGTCCATCTCAACAGGCTGGCTATTCCCGCTCTTCTGCGTGTAAGAGGTGTACCATCTCAGCGTGTTATTTTGGAAGGCGGCATAGTGCTCCAAAACATACTCATACGGATAAGCCCCGCCGCCGCTTTGATAGCCGTCCTCAAAAGGGAATGGATATTTTTGATAGGCAGCTGTGAGGTCTCCGGGGGAAACGATGCTCTTGTTAGCAAGTGTCTGAGAGTTCCACCGCATATCTCCGAACCCGGCTCCAAACAGCCAAATTAAGGTAGGCAAAAAATCGAACGTTAAACTGCACGGATGATCGGCCCCATAAGTGCCAGTTCCGACGTAGGAGCCGGTGGCGATCTGGACAGCGCCGGCCTGCTTCAGCGCGGCCAGCAGGGCCTCCAATGAGCTCTGGCCAGTGCCTCCCTTATTGACCGGCAGGATCCCGGTAAGGGCATCCAGCGCGTGGGTGTGAGACGCTGCGGCCGCCCCTACGTCCGCAGCTGAGAGGGTGATGTCTGCGGACAGAGCTTTGTTGTTGATCTTCCGCGTGAGCGGGACATACAGTTTCCCCAGCAGCTCCTTGACCTTGCTCCAGAGCACTCGCTTCCCGGTGTTATCCTCTGCGCTGTCTGTAATGACGATCCCATCTGCGTCCGCCAGGGAGTCCTTGGTGTCAAATCCCGCCATTGCGGTTGAGACGTCCATCTCCGGCAGCTGCTCCGGCAGGACTTTATTGTCCTCTCCCAGATCAGCCTTTTTCGGATGCGCGTCGACGGACTCATTGTGCTGACGGATCATCTCCTGGACATCCTCGGCGCTCAAATAAAGGGGATTACCGGATGCCACAAAGGTGATCTGCTCCGTCTGCTCCACACGGATCAGGAGCTTGAGACGTTCATAGATCACCACGCCGCCTGCCTGGGTATCCAGATACTCGCACTCCTGGCCGGCATTGTCATAGAGGTAAACGCCTTCCTCCTGTGTGTCCGGGTCCTGCGCCAGCAAAGCGAGTTCCCGGTAAGGGAATCCCTCCTCAAACTGGCTGTTGTCCAACGTAACGACCACAGCACACTGCTTCGCGTCATCCGTGGTCAGGATACCGTCGATCAGCATAGAGTGCCGCTCGCTGACAAGCTCCGTGCGGTTGATCATGGAGCCGTTGCCCAGCAGGCCATCTCCGATGGCCACACGGGTAAAATGGATGCCCTTGCCCTGGTGCCGCTTGGACTCGATTGTCTGGCCGAAGGTCGTGAGCTTCAGTTTTGTGAATGCCATATCTCTTACTCCTGTTCAATCGTCATCTGCCTGCCCCGCTCTATGGCAGCCGCCAAATAAAGGGGAGCCTCGTACCGCTGCTCCTTGGCAAGGTGCAGAAGGGTCCGCGCCGGCTTGATCTTGTTCAACTCCTGTAAGAGGAGCGTCCGGTCATCCAGCACGATATTCCCGCCGATAAACCAGACGGTGGCCTCCGCCCAGTGGTCCGGCTTTTCTCCTGGCTCAATGAGGACTTCGTCATAGCCGAACGCCTGGGCCAGATAGCGGATACCACTGTTCAGCCCAGCCATCTCTGAGATCGCTCCCTTCATGGCAAGACGCCGGCGGTAATTGTCCACGGTCTCTCCCTGCAGACGGAGCATATCCCGGTCCGCGCCATGGACCGGAAGCATCGCGTCCGAGCAGGTAAGCACAGACGCCTCTTCCCGGACCTGCAGCAGCGCCTCTTTGCACTGGTCAAAGGACCTGCCCATCACCTTGAAGAAGATATAGAACTGGTTCAGGGACTGGCGGCCCCGCCGCAAGGGGCTGAAGAGCAGCGCGTACATATACTCTCCGAAGGTCTTGAACATGGTCAAACTCCTTTCACTGTGACGGTGATCTTTCCGGCCATGACAACTTTCTCCTCCGTCAAAAAGACATCCTCCGCGGGAGTGGTCACGGTCACGTTTCTCACCGTGGAGATGTCACTCTTGATCTTGTGGATGATGTCCGCGTGGGTCAGCTCATTGAGGGAATCGCCGCGGTTGCGCAGCTTCAGCAGATCCGTGATCGACGCCTGCACACGCTCCGCGAGACCGTCCTGATTAAGAGAGCTGGCGACCGTGACAGTGACCGCTACATCCTGATCGACGATCTCCGCACTCTTGACCAGGACATCCGTATCAGGCTCCCGGATCTCCTCGCAGACCTCCCGGCACTTCTCCAGAAGGTCCTCGGTGGCCGTCCCGGCCTCAGAGGTTATGATGATATCCACGGTCCCCTGGCCTCTCGGGTGCTGATCCTTGACAGTGACATAGAGGACGCCGGCGATGGCGGAGCAGACGTTGATGTAGGTATCCCGCAGCGGCACAAGAGCCAGCTCGGACCAGGATCGGAGTGTGCGCTCTCTGGCGCTCTCATCGTCCTCCGTGTCGCTGCCTTCCCGGGTGATCCAGCCGGAGCCATTGGTAATAGACACATCGCCCAGATAGGTAAGTGTCCTGGTAATCTGCCCAGCCGGAACATTATAGCGGGCTCCCTCTGCCTCGGCCTCCACCGGAACATCCACGGATGAGGCCCCTTTCTGGAGGGTGGTCTCCTGCAGGGCCACAAAGCGCAGCTCATCGCCGTTGATATCCTTAATGCTCTTGAAGATATGGCCCTTTGGAATTTTGACCGCCTCTCCGTCCGAGGCCGTTCTGGAGACCGTGACCACGCCCTGCGTTTTCTGCGCCAGCTTGCGGGTTTTGGAGTAGTCGGACATCTTCAGATCCAGCCAGGCGCCGGAGGCATGGCTCACGAACATCTGGTTCAAGACCGTCCGGCAGAGCTCCAGGAGTTCAATCTGGATGCGCAGGACGATCATGAGGAGCGTGTGGAAGACGCCGCCGGAATGGAAGTTTGTGATGGCGAAGCCGGCGTCGGACAGCTCCTGGATCCGTTGATCCTTCAGTTCCGTCAGATCCGGAACAGGAATCACCTGATCTAAAATCTTTTCGTCAATCAATGACAGTCACCTCCAGATTGACCGGATCGATGATAATGTGCAGACTGTAGGACGCCTCCGTGTCCGCAGCCTGGAAAGAGCCGCAAATATGAAAAGCGTCCTTTATAAGTTCCACATGGACCTGGACGCTGTCCGGAAGAATTTCCTCCCGTTTGAGCAGGCCGCTCCTGACCCGCTGCGTGATCTCCAGACGGGTAATCTCGTCGTCCTCTGACTGCAGGAAGTCGTAAAGGCTCCAGCCGAAGTCCTCGTCATAAAACAGCTCGCCCTTCTGCGTCTGCGCCTCCAGGATGATGGATTGTAGGAAGCAGTCCATCCCGGAACAGAGAGGAGCATCGCCATCCGTGGCCTGGGTCAGCTGCCCCTCCTGGTCCAGACGGATGTCCGTATCGTGCAGTCCGGTCACAGGACCACCTCCCCAATGATGACCGGCGTGAGATCTCCGAAGGGGAGCGCGATGGCCGCCAGTGCCCCGGCCTGGAGCTGTATCTTGGAGCGCACGCCGGGCAGAGCCGGGAAGTTGCTGTCCTCGCTGCCGAAGCGGTCCACCACCGTCAGGGTGTACTCCTGCCAGCGGCCTACAATATGGCCCCGATAGCTGGTGCCGCCCTCATCGTTGTGGATATCCAGCTCCTCCGCCTCGTAGGTATCCGAAAGGGTCTTCACGGCGGATACACGGGCCAGGAGGATGGCGGGTGACGTGAGATAGGGATAGTCCCACTTGAGGATGTCCCCGACCACAGCCTTGACAAACCGCTCCAACTGCTTTCCCATGGCGGTTCCCTCCTTCAGAAGTAAATATGGGTCCGGATGAAGCCCTCATCGTTGGTGAGGTGCCGGACCCGGACCACCTCCACCTCCCCCGAGATACTGGGATGACTGACCTGGATGCGGTGGGAGTGGCGGACAAAGGGCGCGGACACGGTCTCGAGGTCCCAGAGGTTGCCGCGCCGGGCGAGGCTCAGGATATTTCGCCCTGCCTCAAAGGTGTAGATCATGGATTGCTCGGGCTCTTCGCCCCAGTAAAAGACACCGCCGGAAAAGAAGTAATGGACCTGGATGCCCCAGGCGGCCGCCACGGCATCCAGCGCCTGTACGCCGCTCTGCTTTCGGATGGAGAGACGCTTCCGTGCCGGATAGACCATGGACGTCAGATTCAGCTCCGTCAGGCCCGCCTGTGCCAGGATGTACCGGATCACCTCCTGGGGCGTGGTGTCCAGAAAGGTCTCATTGACGGTAAGTCCCTCCAGCAGCATCATCGCGTCCTTAAGAACGATCTCATTGGCGCTGGATCCAGTGCTGTACGGTTTGACGACATAGCCGGTGAAGACCTCATCGAAGGCGCCGCCATAGCCCAGCAAAATCGCGGCCGGCTCCAGGCGGGAAAGCGTAATCTCCGGCTTGAAGCGGTCGGTGAAGCGGATCTTCGCCCAGTCCATGCGGGAGTCTCTGGCAGAAGAGACCTCGATCTCAATGCCCTGCTGGAAGGTGTAGCCCCCGGCCTGAGCAGTGATCCTCGGATAGAACAGTTCTAACGTCTCCATGCGCTACTCCTTCTTCAGCTTGGACAGGACCTTGATTGTATCCGCATCATCTACGGCTGGAGACTTGCCTCGCTTCTTCTGCAGCGCCGGCTCTGATGCGGGGGCACTGCCCCGATCAGAGCTGAGATAGCTGGAGTAGCCACTGTTCAACGTCCCCGCTGAGCCGCTGCCGGAGCTGCCGCTCTTCTTGCTGGATGCATCACCGGAGGATTTGACGGCCTGGATGGTCTGGGGGATGTACTCCCACAGCTCCAACGTCACCGAGAAATAGCTTTTCTTCTGCTCGGATTTGTGGTTGAGAGATTTGAACAGGACCTTGTCGATACCGTGGGCGGCCGCATCCTCACACACGATGGGGATCGGCTGCGGCACACCCTGGCCCTCTTTGCGGAACACTGCACGGAGCGTCTCCAGGCGCTGATACTTGGTCTGCGTGTCTGTATCGTCCACCACCAGCTCAATGTTGATTTTGGCGTCCTCATAGCCGGTGGCCTGCTTGGGCTTGGTGGAGCTGCCCTCCACCTCCTGCTCGTCGATTTGCGCCGACTCCTTGACCTCGATGCTTTTGACAAGGCCAGGGAGGACGACCCCATTGAGCTTGATGGTATTGTCTTCCACAAAGATCATGAGAGCCGTCCCCCTTCCTTACGCCAGCGCGAAGTCGGTCTCCGGATCATCATCCGGATCCTCGCCGCTGTTGATCTTGTCTTCCAGTTCGCCCACAATCTCCAACAGGTCCTGGAGCTGCTTGATCTTCTTGACATCCACCTGCAGCACCAGCTTCTTGATGATGAACACCTTGCCATCCCTGCCGGGGGAGCCGCTGCCGTCTCCTGCGTCTGCTTCCTCGTCTGTGCCGCCGCCCAGGCGGACCGGCTTGGGAGCTTCCTGCTGAAGACTGACCTTCGCTCCTTCCAGGCTTCTGGTGATCGCGTTGGCCGGAGCATCCTCCGCCAGGGTCACACCCTCGGCGAAGGTGGTCATGGTCTTTTTGCCGCTCAGAGTCAGGGTGCTCAGGGGACCCTCCTTGGCATCGGAGTGGGGGAACAGGTTGCTGATCTTCCCAAAGATGCCTTTGACCGCGTTGATGGGCGCCATCGCCACGGATTTGATACCGTCAACGAAGGTGGTCACGAGCCGCCGCCCGGCTTCGCCGAACCATGCGATCTTCTCGCCGATCCAGTCCATGATGGACTGGAAGCCCTGCTTCAGCCACTCAAGTCCTGCCGTGATTTTGGAGCAGGCAGTGTTCCAGGCGTTCTGCAAGAACGCAGTCACGCTGTCCCAGTTCTGCCAGAGTAGGATGAGGGCGGCGATCAGCGCAATGATGCCGACAACGACCCATGTGATGGGATTTGCCAGCAGCGCCGCGGTGAAGGACCACACAGAGGCGATCAACCCAGGCATGGCGGTTACAGCGGTCACAACCGCCTGCCTCGCCATGCTGACCAGACCGAGCGCCATGTTCTTCAGGGCCGTCACACCGGAGATCACAGCCATCTTTGCCATGCTGACGATCCGCAGCGTCACGTTTTTGACCGCGGTGACGGCGGTGCTTCCCGCCGTCCGGATCCTGTTGAAGCCGTTCCGGATCGCGTCGCCCGCTTCCATGCCGTAAAGCGCGATGGTCTCAAACAGGTCCGGCAATCCCCGGACGACGCCGATGAAGCCTTTGACCAGTCCGGCGGTCTTGGTGAAAACGATCCCCACGCCGCCGACTACGGCGATACATGTGCCCGCCACAGCCAGGAAGCCGCCCAGGGTCAGGGCCGCAAGCAGGATGATCCGGACAAGGTTCTGGTGGTTCTCCACCCACTCCGCGCCCTTCTGTATGACGCCGGCAGCGCCTTCCATCAGGTCGTTGACCACAGGGAGCAGCGTGCTTCCCGCCGCTTCGGCGACGTTGTGGAGCTGCTGCTGGAGCCGTTCAAACTTCTCCGGCTCTGTCTCGTTCATGGCGGACGCCATTTCTGAGGCCACAGCTGTGCCCTGCCCCATGGCGTCGTACAAGCTCAAAACATTGTCCTGCAGCTCTCCGGTCTTGCTGTACAGCAGATCAATGAGATCTACGGCCTCATCAGTGCCGAATGCCGTGGCGATCTCCTGCTTCTCGATGGCGTCGATGGTGTCGCCGTACTTTCCGCGCAGCAGATCCAGGATCTCCGGCAGGCTCTTGATCTGGTTGTTGGCGTCCACGAACGCCAGCCCCAGCTCCTCTCCGCCCTTTGCCGCTGACTGGATGAAGGCCGCGTATTTGGTGCCGGCTTCCGAGCCGCTCATGGTGGCCTGGAGCATCCCCAGGACAGACAGCTGCTCTTCCAGCGGGACTTTCGCGTTAGTAGCCGAAGCGCCCAGGCTTTCAATGGCCGCAGCCATTTCCGATCCGGTCGTTTTGAACTGCTGGACGGATTTGGAGATCCCGGCCGAGAACATCTCGCCAAACTCCAGGTCCGTCAGGTCATCATAGAAGCCTTTGTAAATGCCGTAGCCTGTGGCAAACAGGCTCGTCATCTCGCCGACTGTAGATTTAGTGGCCTTACCTGTCAGGGCGGCCAGGGTGGTGAAATCGGCCACGCCTTCGTCTGTCAGAGAGGCGATGCCGCTCTTGATGTCGTAGGAGGCGGAAATGAAATCCGCCTTGGATGTTCCGGCCCACTGGTCGGAGAAGCTGCGGGCCGCGTCCTCCACGGCTTCCAGGTCCTTGACGCCCAGGGATGCCAGTTCACCCAGCGCCCGGCGTGTCTCGAAGGTGGCCTCCACAGGCGCCAGCGCGGCCCCAGCAATGGAGGAGCCCAGCTCCGTCATGACCGTCCCGGCCTTGACCATGCCCCCGAACGCGCTCTCCAGCTTTTGCAGCCTGGATACGCCGCCGTTGACGCTGCTGCTGATCCGGCCCATAGGGCCGGTGATGTTGTCCACCATATTCATAATAAGGGACAACCTGAATACACTTTCGAGGCTCACGGACCGCGCTCACCTCCGCGCCGGCGGGAGGTATGGGGCGGCCCTGTACCCCGCTCGTTTGCTTTCATGTGTCTGCCTCGCCTCCCGGTCATTCACTGCCGAATACCTCGGAGATCGCGCGGGCGATGATGTTCTTTTCCAGCTCCTGGACATAGCGGGCCTTCGCAATGTACTCCAGAAACTCCCCAATCTCCGCTTTCTCCGGGTCAAAGCCCTCTAAGAGAGGAGGAGGCAAAAAGCGGTATATCTCCAAAAGTCCGGCATCGACCAGACTGCTTTTTACCTCCTCGGCCCGCTCTCTTAGAGCTTTTTCAAATTTACGGCGTTGGTCAGGCCCAGGATCTCCGTGAGCTTACCCGCGATGGAGAGGGCGACGCCGGGATATTCCTCCATCTCAGAGGTCAGGCGGTCCCTGTCCTCGTCGACCACGCAGTCCAGCAGGAAGGTCTTGCTTGCCTTGGTCATGCCGATCTGCTGAACACCCTTCAGGTATCGGTCATAAGCGGGCACACTGGGGCGCTTGAAGTAATAGCCAAACTCCAGCGCGTCACTGTCCTCATCCTCCCGGACAGAACAGGAGACGCGAAACACCTTTCCGTATTTGGCCTTGAGTGTGTCCTTTTCACTCCGGGGCGCGGCGGCCGCCGCGTCCGTTTTCTTAATGTCTTCCATGAAAAATCCCTCCGTATTTCTCAAATAACTTGTCCCTTAAATAGGCTCCACGCCGTCCTGAACGACGCCGCCGTAGATGGCGAGATCCAGGCTCACCTTGACACTCTTGTCTCCCTGGGTGACGCTGTTGGACCGTTTGGAGATCTGGACCATTTTCAGCTCGTCGACCACGGTCTTCTCACCCTCCATGCCGTAGCTGACGACAATAGACGGGAACTGGAGCTTGAAAAAGCTGACGCCCTTGGCCTTGCAGTAGGCCAGCAGCTTGTGGTAGTCGTCGCGGAGCAGGGAGATCTTGCCCGTGCTGGAATAGTTGCCGGTGCCGAAGCCCCGGGGCTTGTTGCCCCTGCCGTAGACGGCTTCCTGATCCAGCTCGTCATCGTAGCTGATCTCCTGAACCTCGATGTCCAGGCCCGGGACCTTGAAGTCCACATCGGCCCAATCATAGACTTTACCATTGACTGTCATGCCGCATTTCCTCCCTTCCGCTTATTCGCTGACATTGGTGCGTCCGACCTCGATCTCGATCTCCCGGATGTAGCCTCTGGACAGATAGAGGATGCGGACGCGGAGGAGCCCGGTCTCCAGGAAGGTCTCCGCCTGCCCATCGGGGATCGTGACCTCCGCCCTGCTGATCTCCTTCGCGGCGACCATTCTGTCCAGAGGCGCCGTCAGGAATTTCGCCCGGGCCTGTGTCTCACCGTCAAAGTCGGTCATGTCGATGTCGTCATTGAGCAGGAGCAGAGCCTCCTTCCGGACTTCCCGGATGACTTTGTTCTTCACCCGGATGTCCTCCGCATACTGGAAGTCGCTCTTCTCCGGGCTGAGGACCTTGGCGTGATAGACGAAGAAGTCCTCCAGGCCAGCATAGCTTCGGAAGGTAAGGAAGCCCGCCTCGTCCAGCATCTTGATGATGGAGTCGTCCATACCGGCGGGGAGCAGCTCCTCCAGTGTATCCGGCGAGATGCCGAAGCCGGCTTCAGGCCGGGTCTTGCCAATGCTCTCCGCAACGCCCGCCTTGGCGTACAGGCCGGAAACGATGCCCGCGAGGTTGACGATCTGAACGCTGCCATCCAGCCGTACCAGACGCCCCCATGCGGTGCAGACCTGAATATCGGTATTCTTGACCTTGCCCCGGGCCTTCTCCAGGTCCAGCGCCCAGTCGGTGAGGTCCCCGGTGGGGTATGCGGCCTCCATGAGGATGAAGAGGGGCTTGTGGTACTCCGTGGCAAGCTCATTGCGGACCTCGCCCATGGCCTCCCACAGATCCAGATCGCTCCCGCCCACCACATGGAGCCACTCGAACTCCTCTGGGAAGTCCTTGATTTTGCGGGCAGCCGCAAGGGCGTCGCCCTTCGTCATGGCGGGGGCCGTGGTGCTGAAGCTCCATGTATCGCCCACCTGGAAGGAGCTTTCCGCATCCTCCGACGCCGCCGCGAAGGTGATGGTGAGTCCGGTCCCGGGCAGTTCATACTTGCCCGCCACGGGCACGGTGATCTCGTCGCTGAAATTATTGCCGCCGTCGATGGAATAGGCGAAGGCCGCGGTGTTGAGGGTGCCCTGGGCGGTGATCTTCACCACCACCGCAAAGGCGTTATAGGGGCTGCCGGACGCCGTGAGCGTGCCGCCGCCCTTGCCCTCTTTCTCTACCTCCTCGACGGTGCCCGCCGTAGAGGCGGCCACAGGGAGGCAGTACACCCGTGCGGCGCCGAACTGGACAGAATCCATAACGGAGTCGGCCAGAGGGGAGCGCCCCAGGCGCTCCTTGATGGTGTCGGCAGTCATGTCGCCGGTGATGATAATGAGCTTGTCGCTGACGATAGGGGAGGGGCCGATGCGGACGCTGATCCCGGACCCGGATTTTCCGGAGAAGCCGAGTTGCCCATCCAGGACGGTCTCCCTGACATCTCTGAGCACTGCCATCCCTTACGCCTCCTTCCGGCCCCCGGCCATAGGGGCCTTTTGATATGCCTCGACCGCAGCCAGGAAATCCGCCGCGGTCATCTGCCGCCCTCTGCGCCAGCTGTTGGCGGAGCATACGCCCACAAACACGGGGCGGCTCACGCCATAGCGGGCCCGGAGCGTCTCGATATCCTCCAGAGACGCCGCGTCGGGCGCGGCGTCCTGGAGCCTGTTGTTCTTAATTGCCATTTGCAGGCTCCTTTCCATTGTTTTTCCCGATGTCCTCCAGCCGATAGTCCCGGGCCTTGTGGAGGTCGATATCCCTGTAGACGCCGCCCTGGAAGGTGATATTCACCGTCACGGCGACCTCCGCCTTCAGAGGATGGTCTTCCTCGGTGGACCACTCCACGCTCTCCGCTGTCAGGGGGACGAAGTTTCCATCCACTTCGATCCCCTGATCCAGAGCGGCCAGGAATTTCTCCAGCATGGCCTCCACCTTGTCGTCCGTATAGTCTCCCAGCACCACCTGGAACGTCACGTTCCGGTCGAAGATCTTTCGCCGCTTGTGCTGCGCTCCCTCTTGGTCTTGATAGATGGTTTTGGAGCCGTTTCGCGCGACCATCTCCGTACCGGGCAGGACTGCTCCCACATGGCTTTCCATGGACCGGGAGAGGGACTTCATGGTCGTGTAGGGCTTTGTCTTGAGTCCGGCCTCCTTGAGCTTTCCTACAAGGTAAGCCTTCGCCTGTGTGTACAACATACGCTATTCCCCCTGCTGGCGGATAAAGTCCTCCACCGTCTCCTGGAGCTCCTCTTGATCCTCCGCGGATAGGCCGAGGAAGGGCCGGGCGGGGATCGTTACCTTGACCTTTTTACGAGTTACCCAGCGGCCGTCGACTTTGAAGCGGAGGTATTTCTTGTTCTTGGCCTTGATGATCCGGTTCTTGACTCCGTACTGGTGGGTGGAGGCGTGCTTGACGTTGGTGCCTACCGCAAAGCCGGTGGCGTCGGACCTGACCTGGATGCTGTTACGCAGCTGTCCGGAGTCCACCAGCGTCCTGCCGCCTTCCGCCAGCGCCCGCTTGGACGAGGGCCAGCGCCGCCCGTCCGGCCCCTTGCCTGTCCGGAAACGCTCCAGAGTAGACGTGCGCACGCCCTGGCCCAGGGCTGCGTTGAGGCTCTTCCGGTCCATCTCCGCGAGGCCCCGGATCTTGTTCAGGGCCGCCCGGGTATCGCCCTCCAGCCGGATATTTACCATGGGTCACATCCCCTTCATCGTATCCCGGCTGAAGAGCCGGCGGTTGGAGTGCATGGAGAAGCCGGCGGCCGCCGCTGCCTGGGGATCGCTGGCCTCGGTTCCGAGACTGACTTTGCCCTCCGCAACCAGCGTAAGGAACTTGATGGCGGCGTTGTAGCGGGTGAGATAGTTGCCCTCCCGTCCCTCTTCGTCCAGTCCGGCGCGGGACATGAGGTTATAGAGCGCGATATCCTTGGAAAACTTGTTGATGACCTTCGGGACCGGGGCGAGGGGGACGGCGTACCTCTTGACAAGGTAGCCGTCGATCTCCCCGTCCGCATCCGCGATGGCTTCGTCGATGAGCGGGCCGATCCGGGTCTCGCGCTCCTCCGAGTCTTCAATGAAGTCTGTATCTGTGAGGATTTGGCTCACAGCATCCTCTTTCAGCATGGCCCGGACCTCGTCACGGGTGCAGTAACTCATGCCGGTCAATCGCCGGCGGTCCCGTCGCTGCCGTAGGCCATCTGCCAGAAGCCGAAGCCCGCGTTCCCCCGGGAGTCCGCGCCGTAGAGGAAGGTCTTGCTCATGAATACATTGTCGTCGGTCTCGTTGGTCTTGCTCACGAACTTGACCTTCTTGCGCTGCTGGTAGATCAGAGGCTTGATCGGGCGGGTGGTACACAGCAGGAACCAGGCCGTGTCGCTGCCGGCCAGCTGCGGCACCACCAGGGGCTTTGCGGTGCCCTTCATGGTGTTGCGGGTGCCGTTGATGAAGTCGGCCTCGGTGATGTCTAGTGCGGCTTTCTCCAGAGCAGGCGGGACCACCAGTCTGTTCGGGATCAGATCCAGGGGCTCGCCCTTGCTGTTGGTCAGGCTCATCATGCCGGCGCGGGCGGCCACATAGGCGTCCAGGCTCAGCTTCGCGGTCCCTTTGTTGGATACCTTGCTCTTGCCGATCATGTGCTCGCTGGAGAAAAATGCCTTGCCGTCGAAGCACTTCTCATTGAAGCCATTCTTCAGAAGGCTGAATACCAGCTTGTCCGGATGCATGGCAGCGGACTGGCCCAGCATCTCAATAGAGGGGTTAAACAGGCCGATCTTGTCGTCCTCAATGGCGTTGCGGTCGATGCCGATGGTCAGCTCGAAATCCTTGTTCTTGATGGTATAGTCCGACGCGCTGAGGTTCTGGACCTCACGATCGCCGATCCATTCCCTCATGCCGGGGATGTCGCCGAGCCACGCATAGGTCTCGGCATCCGTGGTGGAGGGGGTGACAGTAGCCACCTCGGTGTACAGGGGAGTTACAGTGGTCAACGCCCTGTTGAACAGGGTGTTGAAGCCCACATAGATGCCCCGCAGGTTCTGGGGATTCACAATCATGGTTTTTGTCCTCCTTTTTTAGGCTTCGGCAGCGATGGTCTGAATGCCGCGTCCAATCTCCACGGCAACGCCCGAATCGTCCACCCGGATCACCAGCCCGGCCACGCTTGCGCCGTCAGCGGTGGCGGTGACGGTCTGGTCATCCGCGATGTAGCAGGGCTTCAGGACATGGGCGGCGGTGAGCTTCCCGGCGTCTGTGGCATTGTCAAAGACGAACACGCCCCGGGCGACCCGGATGGAGACTTCGCCGTCCGCTCCGGTGTTCGCCACAGTTTCCTCGGCCCGGCCGGCTGCGGTGAGCGTGGCCGCCTTGGAGCCGGGGACCGCATAGCCGCTGGCGTCCAGGGCCACGAGCGCACCCTGGTAGATGGTGGTGCTCCCCTTGACAGGGAGGATGAGGTGACGCGCTCCGTTGCTGATCTCGCTGGTATCTCTTGCTGCTGTAAGTGCTGCCATGGTCTTACGCCTCCTCTTTCATGCCGTACTTCTTGACGTCTTCTTCGTTGATGCCCAGCTGCTTGCACACAAGGCGGGTCGCCTCATCGATGCCGCCCGCGGGCGTATCCAGGGCATCCGGGATGATCTGGTCCATGGGAACCACCTGCGGGGCCTTTGCCGCAAAGTCCGCGAAGCCCTTCGGATCGTTCAGAGCATAGCTGACGGCCCATTCCTTCTGTGCCGGGGTGATCTTGCCCGCCTTCAAGGCCTTGGTGACTGCCTCGTCCGCGTCTCGCTGGGCAGCGGCCTTCTCCAGCTTTTCCACCTTCTCCCGCAGGTTCACGCCGTCGACGATCCCACCCTTCAGCTCCATGATCTTCGCGGTGACGTCGCTGGTGGCCGCGCCGGACTTCAGGCCCAGCAGCTCGCAGACGGCCTTGTTCGCCACGGTCTCCTCGCTGCCGGGAGGCGGCTCCTTGCCACCCTCCTTCAGCTTCTTCAGCTCCGCCAGTGCGGTGGTCAGTGCCTCTGTGATCTGCTCCTCCGTAGCGTCTTCGGGCAGGCCCAGCAGCTTTGCCAGTTCTTTCGGGTCCATAGTGTTTTGTCCTCCTTCGTGATTGTTGTAAGTGCTGGAATTGACAATGGGGTCCATGTGGTCGATTGCGGGGGTGTTGGTGAGGGCCAGCGAGTGCAGGCCCGTCGCCTTGTTGTCCGCCTTGCGGACGGTGATGACAGGGGAGAGGTAGCGGTACTCCCGGTTCTTCAGGTACGTTGCCGCCCGGTCCGTCCACTCCACCTTTGCGACGATGTGGCCGTCCTGGATAGAGAGGTCTTTGACCCAGCCGGCAGCCGGGGCCTGGACGCCGTCCAGCGTCTGGTGCTCGTAGTCCACCACCACGTCCACGCCATGCCGGGCGATCTCCGCCTTCATGAGCCGCAGGCTCTCCTCATCCACGTCGAATTCGCCCTTCTGGCTGGTGACGTGTCCCAGGGGCAGAATCCGGATGACCTCCGGGACCCCCTGGACCTCCACCTCGCCCCCTTTCAGGGTAATGATCTCCATCTTTTGCGTGTCTCCTTTCCGGGGCAAAGCCCCAAGACCGCCGTTAACGCCGTGCGCACGGCGTTAGACGCCGTTTTGCGGGGGTCCCCCGTGAAATGACCCCCTCTCCGCTGGAGGGGCGTCAGCGGCCTTTTTACGCCTTTTTCCCGGGCCCGCTCTTTTCCCGCTCCCGGAACGCCTTCACCAGGGGCTCGGGATACCCCTTCAGGTCCGGCCTCCACGGAGTCTTTGCCGGGTTGCTGGCAAACTGAGGGTCCGGCATGATATTTACAAAGTGCCCGTCCTTCAGCATACTGGCGGCGGGAGCCGTGGTCTCCACGCGAAGGCCCAGCCGCTCCACCTGCCGCCGGCTCAGGCTCCGCACCGTACAGCGGCACTTGAAGCCGTTGGGCGGGAACCATGTATCCCAGACCGGGGAATCCGCCGGGAAGACCCGGCCATCCATGGCGAGGTGGGAAGGGCGCGTCCGGGAGTCGTTGACCGCGTCATACTGCCAGTATGGGCGCAGTTTCATGACCTCCGGATCCGTCATTTGCTTGTAGTGGCCCACGTTGTAGGCCGTCTGGATATTGGTGCGGAAGATGTTCTCCGCCTGATACGGGGTGATGCCTTCGTAGCCCTCCCGCTCCAGGAAGCCGTTCATGTTGTCGCGGAACTCCGCCAGGGTGTTTCCCTGTTCCAGAGCCGCCAGCAGCTCCTCATAGAACCGGCGAAGGATCTGCAGCTTGGAGTAGCCGCTCACGGTGAAGGCCAGGACACGGTAGTCGTAGGCAATGGAGTAGAATACCTTCGCTGTTACGGGGACGCGCTGGCGGAAATACTCCACTGCTTCCTCAAAAGTCATGTCGCCGCCGTTCAGGACAGCTTCAATCTCGTTCACGCTCCAGTGACCTCCCCTCCAGGTCCGCCAGGGTCATGACCTTCTGTAGCAGATCCTCCACCTCAGACACATCCATGGAGGCGTACAGCTCCGCCACGGCGTCCTCGTCCTCCAGGGTGTCCCGGAGCTGCTCCAGGCTCTCCGCCTGTTCCAGCAGCGCCAGCACCGGAGCGAACGCCTTGCGCCAGCTTTTGGCCCCGCGCTTGAGAGCTGTGGCCGTCACCCGGTCGATGTGTTCCTGGGTACCCGGCCCGTCGCCTTTCAGCGCCACATAGCGCCGGGGCTGCGCCTTGAAGGGGAGCGCCGGCCCTGCTGCCTGCTGTGCATAGCTGGGGGTGGCGATGGCCTCGCCGTCCTCCGGCTCCGGAATGCTGAACTTCTTGTAAAGGTAGGAGAGGGGGACCGGCAGGCCGGTCTTCTCCACCAATGTCCCCACCACGTTCGCCGTCTGCATGAGGTCTTCGTCCTCCTCACAGTCAAAGCGGATCCGGGGGATTCGCTTCTCCTCTCCGAAATTGAAGAGGACCAGGGGACGGATGAGGTCTCGCCGGAGCGTGGCCGCCAGGGCCTTGCAGTCCGCTACGGTCAGATCGTGCCGGACCTCGTTGTGGGTCTTGCTCTGGGCGTAGCTGCCGCCGCCGGAGTCCGAGGTCAGGGTCTGGCCCAGGATGGCCTTGCTGATCTGCTCGTCGCAGTAGCGGGCCAGCCGCTCGTACAGGTCCGTGCTGGAGGTCTTCTCCGCGGTCACAAACTCGATGGAGGCGCCTTCCGGAATGATGCCCGCGGCGTCCGCGCCCAGCTGGATCAGCGCCTGCATGAGCGCGCGCTTCTCCTCGTCGCTGCTACCGGGGGCATACTTGCCCAGCCGGAAGGGAAGGCCGTACACCTCCGCAAAGCTGATCCAGTCCTTGATGTCGTAGTTCTTGAACAGGTACATCCAGGCCACGACCCGGAGGATTCCGGCGCGAGCCGGATGTCCCGATCTCGCCTTGTACTTGTGGATGATGAACTTGTTCTTCGGGAGCAGGATGCCGGAGGGCGTCTCGTCCGTCCTGCAGCGGAAGGAGTCGTCCACGCCGTCCCAGAAGAAACGCTTCTGGTGGCGGTTCTTGATCTCCCGGACCACGACCCGGCCGCTGTCATAACCCCACATGATCTCCGAGACGGCGATTCCCTTTCCAATGGCGTCCAGCAGGTCCGTCTCGATGTCCTCCATGCCCTCAATCCCATTGAGCTGCTCCTCCACGAACTCCGCTATCTCCTTGTCCCGCGGCTCGTCACCGAAGGCGGTGATCTCGAAGTCCAGGCCCGTGACAGCGTTCTTTCGGGTCTGGAGCTGGCTGAACAGGTGGGGATCGTGCTCCTCCATCTCCTCAAACAGCTCCATCTGCCGCATGACGTCACCCGTGTCGGCCTCGCGGAAGATCGCCGCCAGACGGACCGGGGTCAGGCCGTTGGATGGGTATTCGCTGTATTTGTCCTGGACCCGGGCGACTGTCAGCTCCCGCGTCTCCGGCCTGGGGAGTGGCGGGGCCTGCGCCCGGCGGTTTCGTCTGCTCATGTGACTGCCTCCTCAATGCGCCTCTGCGCAGTCTGGTAGTAGTCATCATCCAGTTCGATTCCGATAAACCGCCGCCCGGTTTTCTTGGCAGCGACCAGAGTGGAGCCGGATCCGGCGAAGGGGTCGAGAATGAGATCGCCGGGCTTGGTGACTGCGGTGATAAGGTCCGCCAGCAGCGGGACCGGCTTCTCTGTTGGGTGGACCATCTGATTGGCATGGAGCTTCCGGTGGGTGATGAGGTCGTTGGGCCGGTGTCCTGGGAAGCTGAACTTTCCCTTCACTGCGAAAATGATGTTCTCATGGGTCGGGGCGAACTGCGCCTTACAGTCTCCCATGCCGTGCTCCACCTTGTCCCAGATGACCTCGCTTTTGACCACGAAACCTGCTAACCGGATCGCGTCGATAAAGACCTGCTGCACGTCCCAGCGGGTGAAACAAACCAGCGTCCCCCGCCCGGAGCTGCCGGACTTCAGCACGCGAAAGGCGTCGTAGAGGAACCAGATGAAGGGCGCTGTGTCGTTCTTGATCCGCGCCCCGGTCTGGGAGACATAGTTGATGCCGTAGGGTGGATCCGTGATAATGGCATCCACGCTTTCAGGCTCCATCTGACGGAGAACCGTGAGACTGTCACCGTGGATAAGTTTGTTCTCGTACTGAATCAAAAGTCCTCCTTAATAGGCTCCCGCCTTGAAGTCTGCTTCCCGGTGGAGCACGGTGGTGTATTCCACCTCGCCGCCACCCTGAATATCGAGGGCAAGCTGGAGGGCCATCTGCAGGCCGTCCGGCGCGTCGTCATTCCGGGCCATGGGATATTCTTTCATCTGCTGAAGGAGAGCCTTGTGCTTCTTGCTGAATTTGATATAGCCGTTTTTGACAAACGGCTGTAGGGAGCGGATGCGGGCGTCCTTGTTCTGTGTGGAGTTGATCTCCACGATAGGGAGGTATTCCCCGGACTTGGCCGCCTTCTGCCGCATGACCTCCGCGAAGTAAGCCTGAAACTGCACCGTCTCCACGCCGAAGCGATAGTAGGGGCGGTGGAACTCCCGCTTGAGCCTCCGGTTGGCTTCCAGGACGTCCTCGATGATCTGGTCCGGATGGCGCTGGGCCACGTCCGCGATGACCACATAGACAACACCGGTGATCCGGTCTTTTGCCAGAGCGAAGATGCTGCTGGTGTCTGCTCGCTTGTTCTTGCCCAGGCTGGGGTCGTTGGCCCCCACGAACAGGAAGCGCGGATCAGCGAAGTTTGGCGGGGTCTTTCCCTCATCGTCCCAGTAGTCGAACCACTCCTCCTGAAATGTGCAGCTGGCCGGGTCGATGGGATTGTTCTGGATCTCTGAGTTGAATGCCGCGGGTCCGATATTGACCCGCTTGCACATGAGGGCGTAGTAGTCGTTCTTCTCCTCCCACAGCACCGCCGTCCCCTCCAGCATGTCCGCTCGGTTGGCCTCAAAGAAGGCCCGGGCGGTCTGCTCATGGTCTGGATCGGCGAGGTTGGTGTACAGCTGTTCCCAGGCGTCCCACAAGTCTGTGTTCACGGCCCAGGAGAGCACGCCCTGATACTTCACGCTCTTGTATTCCGCTTTGCGGCACACATTCGCCAGCAGGGAGTCGAAGTGCAGCAGCGTCCCGATGTAGACGATGTCGGTGTAGGTGTCGCCGCACTCGCTCACAGCCTTGTCGTACCAGTTGAGGAGCTTTGTCCGCTGCTCCTTGGTGGCGACGTTCTCGTCGTTCTCCAGGTCGTCGCAGACGATGAGGTCCGGCCTCCACTGCTTATGCCGCCGGCCGCGGATCTTCTTTCCTGAGCCGATGGCCTCGATCTTGGTCCCGTTGGCAAGCAGCGCAACAGAGGATTTCCAGACATCGCCGATCAGCTCGCCGAAGTCCTCCCGCAGAGCCGCGTTTTCCTCCAGTTCGTCCTTGATGTCTGTAAGGAAGCCTTCCGCCTGCTCTGAGGAGTCCGACAGAATGATGATGTAATGCTTGTAGCCGTACAGAGCCGCATGTAGGTCGTCCTTGAAGGTGAAGGTCGTGGATTTTGCGTGCCCGCGCGGGGCTTCAATCGCGCGCCTGCACCCTTTGGCCCGGCTGATCTCTTTGGCGTGCTCCGTGGGATCCATCCCCTTCATGACGCCCTGAAACCAGATATCATCCAGCTCCGCATGAAAGTCCGGTGCCGGTGTTGTGAAGTAATGGCTCAGGTAGGCTCGGCCGAAGTATTCCAGATCAAATGCCCCCAGCATCCGTCGGAGGCCCTTGGGTCCCGTCAGGGATGCCCCCGCCTCGTACTCTTTCAGGAGCCGTGCGCGCTTGTCTGGGAAATTGCCGTTCCGGACAACGTATTTGAGAAAAAGGGCCCGCTGCTGCTCCCGGTCCGCCAGTGCCGCGCGGTCGCTCTCGTCATCCAGCTTGTCGATGAGACTGCCGATGTCAATCGCCGCCATCCGCCACCACCCTCTCTCTGGCCTTTGCCAGCACATCCCGAAGCTGGGCGGCGAGGTCTGGATACTGCTTCACCTTCTCCAGAAGCTCTGTCTCCATCTGGTCGAAGGCCAGCTCCGCCTTCCGCTTCATCTCCTGCCGGACCCGCTGCTCATATGTGGCGTTCCGAGCCAGGGAGGCGATGAGCCGTCCTGCCTTGTCGAGCGGCATCTCCTGGAAATCATCCTCCGCCGTGCTCACGCGCTGCATGAGGCCGTCCATGAGGACCATGCTCGCCGCCTTCGTATAGTCGAGGTCGGGATGGGCCTCCACCGCCTGGGCGATGACCTGGGTCCGCTGCAGGGTCTCCGCCACCCGCTGCGCCGCCTGGGTGCTGCGGATCGCGTAGCGCCCGATGGCACTCTTGCTGATTTCATAGCCCTCCTCCTTCAGCCA